CAACAGGCTCATGGTCGTCCTTTAACTCTGTAAATTTACGCTGGAATTGCTCAAGAGGGCTGAAGCACTCATGATCGTACCCTTCGCGAAGGTATATAACGCGTCGAGTCTCTGGCTCCCATCTGATAACCCGCACCGGGATACCTCGGTGGTCTCTGAATTGCCGGTTAACTTCAGCCATTCCTCGCGCCCCTTCTCGTTCATCTGAGCAAATGTCCCTACCACACCTGCACATGCCTGGTAGTTGTGGCTCCCGTCCTCTCCACGTACTATTTCGACATAGCCGAAGTGAGAGTCTTTACCCACCAGCGGAAGGCATCGGAATTGCTTAGCTGGTCTCATTCGGTTTAAACTGTTCATGCGTTTAGTTTCTCCACTGATACGACACGCCACGACGCCCGGAGCTGCACACTCGCGGGCGTCACTTCTTTTGGCTTTTCTTACGGCTGAACAACGCGACAATCGCGCGGATTTCTTCTTCTCTGGCTGCCAGATGGCGGCGGTGATGCTGCTCAATCTCTTCAGCTTCATGCTTCTCAATAACCCCATCTTCCAGAGCTTCCTGGATAATCTGATCTACCTGACCCCGAGCAGCTGCGGTTCTCATTGCTCTGGTAAACAAGTCCACACGATCCAGATCTTCCAGTTGCGGAACGTCCACCAGCAAAGCGCCGCGACGCTTGGCGAAGTAATCAGCCAGGAGAGATGTATTTGAAATATCTTCCATCGCTTCCAGTTCATTCACTTCAAAGAACCGGCAGCCATTCTTCTCGTACAGATTGTTGTTGAACTCAGTAACGGACATGCCAATTGCACCAGCCATAGCCTCACGGCCCCCTGGATACGCTTTGCACATAGCCTTAACTACTTCTTTCAAACTTGGCTCTACCATGTTGTTTTTCCTTTGGTAGTTATCGGATTACTGCTTTAGCGGTACGATTACCAAGTCCCGTTATTTCATCTGATGCTTGGTATCGACTCGGGTACAAAATATGTAATTCGCTGATTTCACCTTTGAAGAATTTGGCTAGACGTTCTGCCAGTTCAACAGATGGGACTTGTTCGCATCTTTCAATGCGACTTAATGTAGCCGGGTCAACCTGCACGCCGGTTGCCACATGCAACAAAGTCATACCATGCGACTTACGCAATTTTCTTAACGGCGATTGCATAATTCCTCCTTAATTTGCGTAATACGCATGTTATTGCATGTTAGCGAATTGCGCAAGTTGCTTTGCATGACACGCAAAAACAACATGTAATGGGCGCATGAATATAGGATCACGCATACGAAATCTTCGCCTGTCGAAGAACATGAAAATCGCAGAACTCGCTGAGGCTGTGGGGGTTGATGCTGCAAATATTTCTCGTCTTGAAACGGGAAAACAAAAGCAGTTTTCAGAACAAACACTTAACAGACTTGCTCACGCTTTAAGCGTCAGTGTTCCAGACCTATTTATTTCTTCTGAAAATGAGTCTACTGTATATATAGACAGTAAAAAGGATTCATCAACCCGGAAGGATATTGATGTGTATAGAGTCGAGGTACTTGATGTGAGCGCGAGCGCCGGTACAGGACATATTCAGGGTAGCGATGTTATCGATGTGATTCATGCCATCGAATACAGCAGTGACCAAGCATTAACTTTGTTTGGTGGGAGGACATCTTCAGGGGTTAAGGTTATCAACGTTCGCGGGGACAGCATGGCATCCACCATTGAGGCGGGAGACCTGATTTTTGTTGATGTGAGCGTGAATGAGTTCGATGGGGATGGCATTTATGTTTTTGGTTTTGATGGGAAAGTCTATGTTAAGCGTCTTCAGATGATCCCTGACCAGTTACTGGTCATTTCCGACAATCCAAAGTATCGTGAATGGAATATAACCAAAGATAACGAACACCGTTTCTACGTATATGGAAAAGTTTTAATCAGCCAGTCTCAATCATTCAAACGCCACGGCTAACTACTCATGACACTAAAAGGACCTCCTAACGAGGCCTTTTTTTTGCGCCTAAAATTGCGTATTATGCATTTTAATACTTGCGTTACTCGCAATTAATGATTATCTTGAATCCATCGGCATATGGCACATGTGTCGCAGCGGTCCGGTGGATTCCTTGTTGGCAGTACCTCCACCGGGTAGCCGGAATGTGCAAGCCAATTATGTACGACAGTCTGAGACGCTTCACCAGCGTGGCGATCCGGTGTGACACCTCGGAAGAGACGAGGATGTATTGATGAGAGCACTCCGCGTCGGACGCGATACCGCACGGAACTTCAGGAGAAAGGCAGCTCAAGTGACCGAGGCTGTTCGTGAGAGTGGTGATCCGTATCTCACTAAGCCCGAGTAAATATCGGAGCCTGCTGCACGATGAGTGCTCTCTTCAATGCGTCTTAGCTGCCTGGCTGGCAACGTACTGCCGTAAACACAGCTTTCCCTGCATGAGAGGCTAACTGCAGGGCGCGGACTCGACGCGTAGTACAGGTGTAACCCGCAACACGAAGTTCGAGTGATGCCCATCTGGTAAGTGGCTTTGGCCTGCAACTGGATTAAGCATTAAGGGTGACAGCCGGAGAGACGGCTCACAACGAAAAGAGCGCTGGCATGCAAAAAAATAATCTCGCAGCCGTTGCAGTACCAAAAGCCAGGATGGGACGGCAGAACGCGGTAGTGCTCTTTTCGATGTGGTAAACCCGTAGTACCTGTAACAACGATGCTGTGTGTAGTTTTGGCGGTGGCAGTGATTTGATTATTATCCTTGCTGGCCACCGCACTTTTTTCACAACTGAAAGCGCGTTCTGCATTTTTTACTGAGAGGCCTCAGTCGTTAAATCAACTCAGAGGAACGCGCTCTCAATTGTGGAGAAGCTAACAGGCGATGGCAGTCGCCCGTTTCACTAAGTGCCCTGGTTGGGTGATTACTAAAACGAAAACCACTTTTTTCTGTCGCCATCTGGCGAGGGATTCGTGCAACCAAAATTTAGCGTCGTGCAGGGCGCATATAACACGGAGAAACTATCCATGACGAACACACAGAACGTCACCGAGTTACAACCACGCATGACCAGGGAGCAACTGATCGATGCTGCTCGTACCGCAGCGAAGTTTCTTCCTGTTGCGTCAGCTCAGTTGATGAATGAACTGGCTACCCGTCTGGATTACACCAGCGTTGCACTGTGCGAGTCGATGCAACAACGTGAAGCACTTGCGAAGGAAAATAGCGCCATTAAATTTGGCGTTCAGAGCATCCAGGATGCCTTCCATTCAGGTGGCAGTAAAGATATCTCCAAAGCTATTGGTGACGCTCTTAACCTTCCAATCACAGCAACAAATGCTGTTGCACGTGAAATGGCGTCAGACAACATTGAATTCGCAATCCAACTGGTCAGAACGCTTATGAATGACCAGGCCACTGGCGTTGGAGCTGTGATTAACGTTCTCCAAAACCACTCTAATAATCTCCGTACTGGAGCTGTCATCAATGGCTAACTCATTTAAGCAGATGACCAAGTCTGGTCTGATTAAACGCACCGATACCGGGATGTTTATCAGCCTGGACGATATTCACGTTCGTGAAGGTTTCAATAAGCGCCATGACGATGATGAGCGCACCCGCCTGGCCGACGATGACCTGTTCCATTACCTGATGAACGGCGGTGCAGTACCCCCGCTTGAAGTTATCGCACGCGATGAAGGTGGTGTGTGGGTTGTTGAAGGCCACCGCCGCCGTCGCTGCTTTGCTCGCTGTGCTGAAGCTGGTAAGCCTGTAGACCGCATCCATATCATGCCGTTCAACGGTAACGATGTTCAGCGTCTGGCGCGCATCATGACCAGCAATAACCAGCTCCCCCTTTCAGACATGGAACAGGCAGCAGTCATTCAGGAGCTGCACAACGCGTTTAACCAGACCACCAGCGAGATAGCAAAGCTGGTCAATAAGTCAGTGGCCACCGTCGAGAAGTTGCTAACCCTCAGCACAGCGAATCACGACGTGCAGCAGGAAGTTAAATCTGGTGCTGTCTCTGTTGACGTTGCTGTTGACCGCGTTCGTGAGTATGGCGAACAGGCTGGCCAGGTTCTCCAGCACGACAAAGCAGTTGCAGCTGCACAGGGGAAAACAAAAGTTACCCGCAGCTCTATCGCGCCCGAACTCAGCATAAAGAGCGCCCGCCGGTTCGTAGAGCTAATGGCTCAGGTAGCCATCAGTGACGAAGGTGTTTTCACTCTTGAAGGTGCTGCGCTTGCTGAAGCTCTGGCGATTATCGACGAGCACAAAGCTATTGCTGAAGCGCGTGAAGCGTATCGCTTGTCACAGCCAATCCCCTCCACTGAGGTTCGCGGCAAAATTCTTCACGTGAACCTCGACGGAGTAGAAATCGGCACAGCGCCAATTTATCGCGGCAAGAGCGTCACCCTCAACGGGATTGTCACCAGCCAGTCAAAGGCTGTGGCCCACTTTGTTAAACAACACAAACTTCAGCAGGAAAATCATCATGACAACAACCAATAAACCAATGACCGGCGAACAGTTGGATGAACTGATGACTGTGGCCGTCAACATGCAGCGCACAAGTGAAGAGATTAAAGATCGTGGTGCTGCGATGTTCGCCTATGCAGTACAGGTAGCTGTTATGGAAGTGCGTGATACCCGTTCAAAGCTTGCAGAGTCTCAGCGCGAGTTCCGGTCAGCTGATGCGACTATCGAGAATCTGCAGATGCAGGTTGAGAAGCTGGCTGCGGAGAATGCGGCGCTGAAGGAAAGCCGCAAGAATTTGGCTGAATTCATTCACGAAGAGTTGAATGCCGACTATCCGCTGAACATGGATATCGAAACCCCGGCGACTAACGCTTTCCTGGCTGAAGTGAGTACCAACGCTATCAAATCCGCACTGGATGATTGCTCGGAGTACCTCGACCGTGACTGCATCATGGAGACGAACGGCATCAGTTACGAAGACGCTGCGCTCCGTGAAGTAGGCGCAATGGCGCTTCACAATGCGCTACTTTGCCAGGGAGGTGCAGCATGACTCGCATCCGTAACTTCGGCTGGAATCGCCTGAAGCTGGCAACCCTGTCTTACGAAGAGATAAGCACCCTAGAAGAACAGGTTAAGCAGGAGCACGCATGTAGCGATGGCATCCACATGTACGACAAGGCAGGTCGTGACAAGCTCGATGCTCTGAGCTGGGCCGTATACAACAAGCAGAAGCAGGGAGTGCAGTCATGAGCATGACAACGAATAAGCAGGCACCCGTCCAGCGATACGCAAATTATGGCGTTGACATGATGGAGTGGGCGGAAGGTGGTTATGTCAAATACGACGCTTATCAAGCGCTGCTGGATGAGTTGGAAGCCGCAGAGAGAGGCGTAGCAGAATTAAACGATGCGCTCTGCAAGCTTCTTCCTGGATGCCAATACATGGACCCACCAGACGGCGGGAGCGTCTCTCCACTGGAGCAAGTTAGCAGAATTGTTGCTGACTACCGCGAGCGAATGGAAGCCGCAGAACGGCGGATTGCTGAGCTGGAGGCACGCTCGGTAATTGTTCCTAGCGTATCAGATGATGCATTTTGGCTGAACTTCAACGGACGATTTGTATTTCGCGAAGAAACTTATCGCAGTGCAGTGTTTAAGGCCTTGGACTCAGTTGGTATCAAAAACGCTGCTGGCATCACCACCAAAGGAGAGTGATATGGCTACTAACGAAATTCTTACGGTGAAGAGCATCGGTCGTGCAGATGGAGATTATGGCTGCTACTGCCCTCACTGCGGTAAACCAATGTTCTTTTCTGAAGACGATTTGGATGATATTCGCGGCTCTCAATACCAGCATACTCGCATCATCAGCATTCTAACCGGCGAGCGGTGTGATGGATGGCTTGAGGTGTCGACTGATGCAGGTTATTCACGAATTTTATTCGACCAGGGAGAGGAATAACCCATGACCACATTCACCAAAGAACGCCTTGAAGAAATTGCAGCAGATGGCTTCTTGAAGCACGGAGAAAGTAAGGAGCTGGCGCGTATCGCGCTGGCATCGCTCGAAGCTGGGCCTGTGGCTTACATGTGGGATAGCGAAAGAAAAGATATTGATGCCCCGGGGTATTATCGGCCTGAGCATTTAGTGTTCGCCGAAAGCAGTGTTAAGCAGTGGGGAGGGCGAGTTGTTCCGCTTTACTCCGCCCCGCCAGCGCTGACCGCCGAGCCAGTGGTTATCACTGACGATATGGCTTACGCGTTCCATCATGCATTGTCTGATTCATCGCTGGGTGCTGATGAAGTAGAGGAAATTAAGACCGGATTACGTGCAGCATTCGCTAATGTCACCGCCCCGCCAGCGCAGGTAGTGCCAGCAGATATAAGTGGAATTATTGGGCGTTTCCAGCATCAAGCAGACCATTTAAGCGACTGCCACCACATCGATGAGCATTCATGCAAAGTGAACCGCCGTGACTTACTAAGCGCAATCGAGTTCATGAACGCCTGCCGCGCCGCCATGCTTCATGGTGCCGAAAACACCGGGTCGGGACCCAGCAACTCGCCGGTGATTCCGGAAGGTTTTTGCGTAGCCGCTAAAACCAGCATCCCAGTGATATCAGATGGTTGGGTGGCTTTCAGTGAGCGGGAGCCTGAAAATAAACCAGGTAGTTACGAGTATCTGGTATTCGAGACGCTAAACAATGGCGTGCATCACGATTATTGGAATGTCCCTGATAGTGGTGATGATTGTCAGTTTACGCCGTTCTGGAATCATTATGACCGTTATGTAACCCACTGGATGCCACTGCCAGCAGCACCGCAGCAGGAGGTGGAGTGATGCCTCCAGTCAAAGTGGTGGTTATCACGCTGGTTATGTTCGCCTTATGTCAGCTGATTACCATGACCGGGTATGGATTATGGTGAGCAAACTCAATCAGCGGCGTACGCGCCGCCTTAAAGCCGATGTTGCATGGTGGATGGCAGAAGCGCACGACTGGAAGGAGATCGCTCTGGAGCATGCTGTCGAGATAGACAGGCTCAGGAAACTGGTTATCCGCGTGCCGATGCCGGTGTTGGTACCGAAGGAGATGGTCCACCAGCTCTATCACACTGAAACAAAAAGATGTCGTACCTGCAATGATGGTCTCCGTGGTGGATGTTCATCTTGCGCGTTCTATAAATCGTAACCGGGTGCAGCCGGGGTAATTCATAGTGGAGGGTTTATGAGCACAGATTTTATGAAAGAAGAGGAAGTGATGGATCTTCTTGGTAAGAAGAGAACTGCGTTGTGGCGACTTCGTACCAAGTATGGTTTTCCGTCGCCGGTTTTGACTCACCCATCCAAATACAGCAGATCGGCGGTTGAGAAGTGGATTCGGGAGGGGGGTGTTAACCGAGCTGTTTGACGTGCCAAAAAATCCTATCGGCGTACAGCTCGTACGCTTCTTTTTGTTCCGGCAGCCAGTCGTGTTTATTGTACACGGCCATCACACCTCCCAGCTCATGCCCCAGCATCTTTTCGGTGACGTGGGGCATAACCCCTTCCCCGGATAGGTTAGTTACCAGAGAACGACGAAAGTCGTGAGTGCGCCACTCAGGAATATCTATTTTATCCCGCAACTTTTTCATATAGAGATTGGCAGACGAACGATCAATGGCTTTGTCCAGTTCCTGTCCTGGAAAAAGGATGTTGTTACCGTTATTCAAAAGTCTCTCAACATACGGTTTAACCTGATCGAATATTGGCCGCCGGATAACGTTGCCCATCTTTGAGTGTTCACCCGGCGTTGTCCAGATCAGATCATCCATATTGAACTCAATTGCAGTAGCCAGGCGCAGTTCAGACAATCTTGCCCCCCATAGCAACAACAACTGGTGAAGCACCTTATTTGACGAGACAATTTTATTGTTTTCCAGCGCCAGCCAGACCTTCGCGAGCTCGGAATATGTCAGAACCCGACTGCCAATATCAGGCTTTTTCCCTATGTTCTTCACGCTTAGCTTCAGCAATTCGCAGGATGGGATAAGCTGGCGACTGATACACCAGTTGATCACAGACCGGAGCTGCAGCAGCAGGACGCGGGATTTTTTCTTGTTTAGAGACTCCTGTTTATCGAAGAAACGAACCCAGGCAGATACCGGTATGTTTGCAACCGGTGCGTCTTCGAACTGTGTGTACATCGTGTTGTACACAACTGACTTGTAGAGGGTCTGAGTATTAGGTTTCAGTCCAGTGACGTACTTATCCCACCACTGATCAAGGCAATCTTTCAGAGTCAGCTCACCGTCACTGCGCGCAAAATAATTTTTGGGGTTAACCCCCTTCATGTACAATGCGCGCATCTCACCGACGATGACCCTGGCATCTTTCAGTGATGTTGCCGGATACCGGCCAACATTGAGACGAACAGGTTTACCATTCCAGCGATACCGATACTGAAACGTAATGGTTCCCGTAGGCGTGATCCGCGCGCTGAGTCCGTCACCATCAGTGACTTCTGCCGCGCCAGAATACGGTTTGCCGTTGATGCTCCGCAGTTTAGTGTCGCTGAGTGCCACTGATCTATATCCTGTACACAAAGATGTCAGGCATTCTGTACTCAATATGTACGCTATGGCAAGTGAACAAAGCGAGATTTACAGAAAACAGATATGAGCAAAAAGGAATTAGAAGAAACAAAAACATTGAAGCACAGCAAGCGTTTACGGTAGCATAGCAACCATCGCGAACAACTCCAAAACACCGCGCTCAAAGTCCCCTTAGTTAAATGGATATAACGAGCCCCTCCTAAGGGCTAGTTGCAGGTTCGATTCCTGCAGGGGACACTTTCCTGCCCAGATCAATGCACGCGCCACCCATGAAATATTCACCGCCACGGCTTTTCCCCCATGAGATACACTTAACTGAAACGACTCCTGATTCGGCCTTTTTCCAGTAAAAACAAGTCATAGAAAAGCGCGTATAAGGGTGCTAATCTACGCAGCCCGCCTTGTACCGAAAGTGGTCTGGCAGCGCCGTAAAGTTGGGTAAGGCCTG